ATTATTTTTGTGGGATAGTGTTGGATCTATACCTTGTCAGATGACTTTTGATGGTAAAGGTGGTGGAATGCACTCAGCTAAAGTTTTGGCGGATAAGATTGGATTGGGGATTCACTCACGTATATCTAAATCTAAAAAAGAGGACTACCCATATTATAACACTTTAGTTGTTTTAAACCAACCATGGGTGGAATTAGCGGATAACCCATTCGGGCAACCTGAAATTCGTGCCAAAGGAGGAACCGCAGTATGGTTGGCATCATCATTAGTATTCTTATTTGGTAATCAAAAGAAAGCTGGTATTAGTCATATTGATGCAACTAAAAACGGTAGAAAAGTGTCGTTTGCGATTAGAACAAAAATATCTATTTTAAAAAATCACGTCAATGGGATTGGGTATAAGGATGGTAAAATCATAGCGGTACCCCAAGGATACATTGCGGACACAAAAGAAGCTTTAGATAAATATAAAAAAGAATATTCGGATTATTGGGAGACAAAATTAGGATATTCAGATTATTCTTTGGATGAGTCTACTGATGATATTGACGAATAATAAAAAAAAGTTATAATAATTCCACTTTTTTATAATTTGTAGATATTTATTAATATGGGAAGAAAGAAAAAAGAAGAAATTGAAAAAAAAGTTAAAATTGGTGTTTCGGTTGATCCTGAATTACCTCAATACTTTAAGGATAAATATATAAACTTATCTTCCCTTGTTAATAAATTATTAAAAGAATATATTAAAAATGGAAACAAAATTTTGTAGTAAGTGTAATGAAGATAAAAATATTTGTGAGTTTGGTAAATTATCAAAGTCTGATGATGGGTTAATGTATTGTTGTAAACAATGTAATAACAAAAGAAGTAAAGAATATAGAAATACTAACCCTGAAAAATCTAAAGAAAGTTCTAAAAGTTGTAGATTAAAACATATTGAAGAACGAAGAAAAAAAAGAATTGACCATTATTTAAACAATAGAGATAAGGAATTAGAAAAAGCTAAAATATATCGTGAAATTTATAAACCAAAACGGTCTATAAAAAGAAAAGAACGAAGAAAAACGGATGTGATTTATGGGTTGGTAAATGATGTTAGGTATAGGGTTTGGTTTTATTTAAAATCACATAACATCACCAAGAGAAACAAAACTTTTGAAATTATCGGATGTTCCCCCCAATTCCTCAAGGAACATTTAGAAAACCAATTTATTGATGGTATGGGTTGGGATAATAGGAGTGAATGGCATATTGATCACATTATTCCATTATCGTCAGCAAAAACTGAAGATGAACTTTATAAATTGTGTCATTATACAAATCTCCAACCTCTATGGGCTGAAGATAATTTAAAAAAGAGTAACAAAATATTGTAGTAACAATTATAAAAAAATACAAATGACCAAAACACTTATTGTTGATGGTAACAACTTATTAAAAATTGGATTTCACGGAGTTAAAGATTTCTATAATAATGGGGAACACGTTGGTGGAACTTGGCATTTTCTTAACACAATCCGTAAATTTTTAGAAGAAACTAACTTTAACAAAGTTATGGTCTTTTGGGATAGTGATACAAATTCGTCTCAAAGAAAATTATTATACCCCAAATATAAAATGAATCGTAAGTCTTCTCCAGATAGTGAGGAGAAGACCGATTCATTTAACAAACAAAAGACAAGGGTTAAACAATATCTTGAAGAGATGTTTATAAGACAATTAGAGGTTGAAAATTCGGAAGCGGATGATCTTATTGCCTATTATTGTCAAGTATCCTTAAATGAAGAGAAAACCATATTCTCAAGTGATAAAGACTTAACTCAATTAATATCTGAAACGGTATCAATTTACTCCCCAAACTTAAAGGCATATTATAAATTTGGTGATAACATTAAATTTAAAGATTGTTCAATTCCACACTATAATGTTATGACTTTTAAAGTCCTTGCTGGTGATACATCAGATAACATTGATGGGATAAGTTTATTGGGGGAGAAAACTTTAGTTAAATTTTTTCCTGAAATACTTGATTCAAAGATATCTTTTACTGATATTTTAACAAGAGGAGAAGAATTATTAAAAGAAAACAAAAAAATTGTGGTCTTAAATAATCTAATCAACGGAAAAACAAAGGAAGGGACATTAGGAAACGAATTCTTTTTAATAAACGAAAAAATAGTTGACTTATCAAACCCTTTAATTTCTGATGAAGGAAAAGAATTAGTTGAAATGTATCATTCGGAGTCGATGGATCCCGACGGACGAGGACATAGAAACTTAATTAAGATGATGATGGAAGACGGATTTTTCAAGTATCTCCCAAAAGGGGATGATAATTGGGTGATATTTTTGAAACCATTCTTAAAATTATCAAGAAAAGAAAAAACAAATTTTAGAAACAAAAAGTAAAAACAAATTTATGAGAGATCAAGATGTAACGAAGATAGAATTTTTGTTAATGTGTAATGACAACATTGTAGTACAACGATTTTTTAATGTGAAAGGTTTTAATAAAAACGCACATAAATCGGAAGAATTTTATGAATATATTCGTTCATTCGCAGAAGGACTTCAAAGAACTTTAAAGATGAGAAGTATTGTGTATATGATGGATAATCAGTACGAAATTAAGGAGAATCCTGAGATGTTGAACACATCAATAACGGATGGTCCTGAAAACTTTAATATATATATTAAGGTCGGAGACCTGACAATTTGTCAGAGAAGTTTTAATGCTAAACTATACCCACCAAAGGTAAGATACACCGTAGACCTACGTCCGCAACTAAAAGGTGTATTAAGTGAACTAACTGACATTTTTTCAGGTAAAAACTTTAATTTTTATTATCCCGAATTTATCCAAAACTAATAGTATTTATCTTTACTAACAGAAGGAAAAATTATGGCGACAAACAAAAATTTTGAGTATTTGGGGAATGTATTTCAGTTACAATTACTTAACCAAATTATCTTAGATAAAGAATTTTCACATTCAATTATTGATGTGATTGAGAATAATTATTTTGAGAACAAATATTTCAAAATAATTGTTCAGATGATTAGGGAGTATTATGTGAAATATGATCATACTCCATCATTTGAAACATTAGAACAGATTACCAAATCTGAATTACAGCAAGAGATTGCATCCAAGATAGTATTGGATACAATCAAGAAAATTAAGGACGCACCTATTGATGGAGTATCTTTCGTACAGGAAAAGGCGTTAAAGTTCTGTAAACAACAAGAACTACAAAAGGTTATGACTAAGGCTCAAAAAATCATTGATGGTGGTGAATTTGAGAACTATGATGCACTTGAGGAAATGGTTAGAGGAGCACTACAAGTAGGGGCTAAAGATACAAGTTCTATGGATGTATTCTCTAACATTGCACAAGTTCTTGAAGAGGATTATAGACACCCAATCCCAATGGGAATTGCGGGTATTGATCGTCTAATGAAAGGTGGTTTGGCTAAAGGTGAAATTGGTGTAATTTTGGCACCAACAGGTGTGGGTAAATCTACGATATTAACTAAGATTGCGAATCACGCATTTAATTTAGGTAATAATGTATTACAGATATTTTTTGAGGATAATCCTAAGGTAATTCAAAGAAAACATTACACTCTTTGGACTAAAATTCACCCTGACGAATTGTCAGAAAAGAAAGAGGAAGTGATTCAAAAAGTAAAAGAAATTGAGGAATCTATGCCGAATAAATTAATTATGAATAAACTACCTTCGGATACCGTTACTATGTCTCAAATCAAGAATCAAATTAGAAAAATGGTTGCGGATGGAACTAAGATTGATATGGTATTACTTGATTACATTGATTGTGTAGTACCTGATAAAAATTTGGGTGATGAGTGGAAGAGTGAAGGGTCTGTAATGAGAGCATTTGAGGCTATGTGTCACGAAATGAATTTAGTTGGATGGACGGCAACTCAAGGTAACAGATCATCAATATCATCAGATGTGGTAACAACAGACCAAATGGGTGGATCTATTAAGAAAGCTCAAGTTGGACACGTCATTATTACGGTAGCAAAATCATTAACACAAAAAGAAATGAAATTAGCAACAATTGCTATTACAAAATCAAGAATCGGTGATGATGGTGTTGTATTTGAAAATTGTAAATTTGATAATGCGATGTTAGATATTGATACTGAAAGTTCAATGACTTTCTTAGGGTTAGAAGAAAAACAAGAGGAAAGACAACGAATGAGAGTTAAAGAATTGTTGGAAAAAAGACAACAACGACAAAAAGACGAAGGTAAAACTAATTAATTTTGATAAAAAATATGGAAAATAAAGAAAAAATATTAACTGAAAATCCTGACCGATTTGTGATATTTCCAATAGAACACAATGATATTTGGGAATATTACCAACAACACCAAGCGGCATTTTGGACAGCGGAGGAAGTTGATTTATCTAATGATATAAGAGATTGGGAAAATTTAACAGATAACGAAAAATACTTTGTTAAGAATGTTTTATCATTTTTTGCTGCATCTGATGGTATTGTTAACGAAAACTTAGCTGAAAACTTTATTAAAGAAGTTCAATATCCTGAAGCTAAATTCTTCTACGGATTTCAAATAATGGCAGAAAATATTCATTCATTAATGTATTCATTGTTGATTGATACTTATATCTCTGATGCTGAAGAAAAGGATGAATGTTTTCACGCGATTGATAGATTACCTGCGGTTCAGAAAAAAGCGACTTGGGCGTTAGATTGGATTCAAAATTCAACATTCCAAGAAAGATTGGTGGCATTTGCTGCAGTTGAGGGTATATTCTTCTCAGGATCTTTTTGTTCAATTTTTTGGTTAAAATCAAGAGGTATATTACAAGGACTATGTAATGCAAACACATTGATTTTTAAAGATGAGAACTTACATTGTGATTTTGCGATTCATTTGATAAATAATCACATTGAGAATAGACCATCCGAAAAAAGAATTAAAGAAATTTTGTTATCTGCGTTAGAGATTGAAAAAGAATTCATCACTGAATCATTACCGGTATCTTTAATTGGTATGAACTCAAATCTAATGAAACAATACCTTGAATTTGTTACTGATGGTTTATTAGTTAAATTTGGTTGTAAAAAACATTTTAATGTAGAACAACCATTTAAGTTTATGGAACAAATTGCGGTTGAAACAAAAGGTAATTTCTTTGAATCAAGAACAATGGAATATCAAAAAGCAAAATTGAATGAAACGATTACGTTTGAAGAAGATTTTTAAATATTAAAAAAAATATGATGTCACTTAAAATATTAAAAAGAGATGGGGATAATGTTGCATTTAACCCACAAAAAATTTACAATAGAGTTAAACGATCTGCAAAAAGTTTGAATGTTAATTCAGATGAGATTTTTATCAAAGTTATTACTTCAGTACCAACTGAGGGTGAAATAACTACAAAAGAACTAGATAAACTAATCTATGAGATTGCAGCGTCATACACTGGTAGTCACCACGATTATTCAAGATTAGCGTCTTCAGTTGCAATTTCTGCGTATCACAAAGAAACTAATCCAAGTTTTTCTGAAACAATGAATTTGTTATCCGGTGATGGTATCATCAATGAGAAATTAATTGAAACAATTAAAGAATATGGTGAAGATAAAATTGATGAGATAATTAATCACGAAAATGATTATAATTTTGATTATTTTGCGTGGAGATCATTACAAGAAATGTATCTGTTAAAAAGACCTAATGGGAATGTAGTTGAAAGACCACAACATATGTATATGAGAGTATCATTGTGGGTTACAGATACATTTGAAGAGGCGGTTGAATACTATAAATCATTGTCTAATCAACTTATTTCTAAGGCAACACCTATTATGATTAATGCGGGAACAAAAGTCCCTCAGTTAGCGTCTTGTGTATTACACTATAATAATTCAGATTCAAGAAATGGTTTGTTAAACACATTAACTGATATATCAACTTATTCTTCAGATGCTGCAGGTATTGGATTATCAATGTCTAACATTAGAAGTAAAGAAAGTAGAATATCAACTTCAGGTGGATATGCTGGTGGGTTATTAAAGTATCTTAAAATCGTAAATGAGTCGTTAAGATTTTTCAACCAACAAGGTCGTAGACCAGGATCTGCAGCAATTTATATTGAACCTTGGCATAAAGATATTTTTGATTTGTTGGAAATTAAGAAGAATACAGGTGCTGAAGAACTAAGAGCTCGTGATTTGTTTACGGCACTTTGGATTCCTGATAACTTTATGAGAGCCGTTAAAGAAAACACTGATTGGTATTTGTTTTGTCCTAACGACATTAAAAATGCGGGTATTAAGGCATTACAAGAAACCTTTGGTAAAGAATATGAAGAAAACTACGAAAAAGCAGTTTCTTTAGGTCTTGGTAAAAAAGTTAAAGCTCAAGATATTTGGTCTAAAATTTATGAATCACAGATTGAGACAGGTGTTCCTTATTTATGTTCTAAAGATAGTGCGAACAGAAAAACAAATCATCAAAATATCGGTGTAATTAAACAATCTAATTTGTGTAATGAGATTTATCAATACACAGATGAGGAAACTACAGCAATTTGTACGTTATCGTCTATGGTTCTTAAAAACTTCATTAATAACAATAAATTTGATTTTGAATTATTGTTTAATGAGGTAAGAAAAGTAGTTAGGGCTTTAAATAAAGTTGTGAATATTAATAATTACTCAACACAAAAAGGTTTAAAAGGTGGTTTAGAACAAAGAGCAATTGCTATCGGAACACAAGGTTTGGCGGACGTATTCTACTTACTTGACCTAATCTTTACAGATGAGGAAGCGAAAATCTTGAACAAACAAATTTTTGAAACCATTTATTATGGTGCTATCTACGAAAGTAATCAATTATGTATGGACGGAAAATACGAACCATATGTTCACTTTAAAGGATCACCAATGTCTAAAGGGATTTTCCAATTTGATATGTGGGGATTGGATAGTGATCAACTTTCAGGTATGTGGGATTGGGATAAGTTGAAAAAAAGTGTAGATGTTTATGGAATATGTAATTCACTATTCACAGCTCAAATGCCTGTTGCGTCTTCCGCTAAAATTACAGGATCATTTGAAATGACTGAACCAGCTCACTCAGCGTTGTTTAACAGAAGAGTTGTTGGTGGTGAGATTATGATTGTGAACAAATATTTAATTTCTGACTTTGAGAAAATTGGTATATGGTCTGAAGATTTAAAAAATGAAATTATAATGAATGAGGGGTCAATCCAAAACATTAATTTCAATAATTACTTAGATCCTGAAGACAAACATTATAATAAGAAAGTTAAGAGAATTGAACATTTGATACCTAAATACAAAACAATTTGGGAGATATCACAAAAGGAACTTATTAATATGGCAGCAGACAGAGCACCATTCATTGACCAATCACAATCAATGAATATCTATATGTCTAACCCAACATTGTCTAAGATTACCTCATCACACTTTCACTCTTGGGAAAAAGGATTGAAAACACTTTGTTATTATGTAAGAACAAAGGCTATTTCAACAGGAGCAAAACATTTGGCGTTGGATATCACAAAAAGAGAACCAATTAAAAAAGTTGAAACTCCCAAAGTAGATTTTTCTAATATAAATCTACCCCCAAAACCGGATAGTTCAGAATTTGAATGTTTTGGATGTTCAGCATAATTAAAAGATAAATCACAACTTAAGTTGTGATTTTTTATTTTATATGTATTTATTCAAAAATTATCAAGAGTATATTTATTAGATATGGCAAATGGAATAACATACGGGATAACATTCCCCTTCAAAGAGTCTTTTGTTGGTAGATATTTAGATACCTCAAATGATAGTGATGAGGAAGTAAGAAGTAATCTTGTTCATTTATTATTAAGTAAAAAAGGAACAAGATATTTTTTACCTGATTTTGGATCAAGATTATATGAATATCTTTTTGAGCCGTTAGATGGACCAACATTTAGTGAAATAGAAAGTGAAATAAGAGATTCGGTTAGTAAATATATGCCGGGTATCTTAATCACTAATATAAAAATAACAGATGCGTCGGCAGGGGATGAAAATCAAGGTTCTTATATAAATCAATACGGGGAAAAAGAATTTACGGTTCCGAATATTGCGGATTTAGAACATACAGCAAAAATTAGAATAGATTATAGAAATACTAATAATGCGTTTAACTCAAGCGATTTCGTAATTATCAATATTTAATAGTATATGGCAAATAAAAAAATATCGTACACGACGAGAGATTTCGCAGGAATAAGAAGTGAATTAATAAACTTTACTAGAACTTATTATCCTGATTTGGTTCAAAATTTTAACGATGCTGGAGTATTCTCAGTATTATTAGATTTAAATGCTGCGGTAACAGATAATTTACAATTTCAAATTGATAGAAGTATTCAAGAAACTGTTTTACAATACGCTCAACAAAAATCATCTATTTATAACATTGCAAAAACTTATGGTTTAAAGATACCAGGATCAAGACCATCGGTTGCTTTAGTTGATTTTTCAATAACAGTTCCTGCGTTCGGAGATAAAGAAGATTTAAGATATTGTGGGATTTTAAGACGAGGTTCACAAGTGAATGGAGCTGGACAACCATTTGAAACCGTTTACGATATTGATTTTTCATCGCCAATTAATTCTGAAGGATCACCTAATAGATTGAAAATACCAAATTTTGATGCCAACAATAATATTGTTAATTACACAATCACAAAAAGAGAAGTGGTTGTTAATGGTATTACTAAAGTTTTTAAAAGAGTTATATCACCAAATGATGTTAAACCATTTTTTGAACTATTCTTACCTGAAAAAAATGTTTTAGGTATAACTAGTGTTTTACTTAAAGATGGGACACAATATACGTCACCACCATCTACACAAGAATTTTTAGGTTTGGAAAATAGATGGTATGAAGTCCAAGCTTTGGCTGAAGATAGGGTGTTTGTTGAGGATCCTACTAAACCGTCAGATCAACCTGGAATTAAAGTCGGTAAATATATTGTTACGAATAATAAACTAATTAGTGAGTATACATCTGAAGGATTTACTAAATTAACTTTTGGTGGGGGTAATGTATCGGCTGACGAACAATTACGAGAATTTGCAAGAGACGGAGTTGGTTTTGATCTTAATAAATATGTTAATAATTTAGCTTTAGGAAGTGCGTTGAAATCAAACTCAACACTATTCGTTCAATATCGTGTAGGAGGTGGACAGGCAACTAATCTAGGGGTTAATATTATAACTCAGATTGGTACGGTATCATTTTTTGTTAATGGTCCGTCAGAATCAATTAATTCAACGGTTGTTAACTCACTTAGAGTGAATAATGTTACTGCGGCTATTGGTGGAGCAAATCCACCAACTACTGAAGAAGTAAGACAATATATATCATATAACTTTTCGGCACAAAACAGAGCCGTTACAATAAATGATTATGAGTCAGTATTAAGAACAATGCCATCTCAATTTGGAGCACCTGGTAAAGTATCGGTTGTTGAAGAGAATAATAAAATTAAGATTAAAATGTTATCTTACGATACTACAGGTAATTTAACTGAAGTTATTTCAAATACACTTAAAAGTAATGTTGCAAATTATTTATCAAACTATAGAATGATAAATGACTATATTTCGGTTGAAACGGCTAACGTAATAGATTTAGCAATTGATGTTGATGTTATATTAGATTCAAGTCAAAATCAAGGGGCTATTGTTGCTAAAATAATAAATATTGTAACAGAATATTTTAGTCCTAGAGTAAGAGGATTAGGACAAAATGTTTATATGTCTGAGATTAGAAGACTAATACAAAGTGAAAATGGGGTTATTTCAATATCCGGTTTAAATGTTTATAATAAAGTTGGGGGACAATATTCTTCATCACAAACATCTCAACCATATTTGGATGAAACAACAAGACAAATAGAATTAATTGCGGATACTGTTTTTGCTGAACCAACACAAATTTATCAAATTAGATATCCAAATAAGGATATAACTGTTAATGTTCTTAACTTTAAGACGATTAATTTCTCCTGATAATTTATTTTTCAAATAAAAGAATTATTTTTTGAAAATAGGAAATAAACTATTTATCAAGAAAGCGTAAATAATGCCAAAATCATATAGAATAAGGACTACCCCTGGTAGTGAAAAAACAATTAATATTCAGTTAGAACAAGATTTTGAATTCTTAGAGATATTATCGTTAAAAATTAATCAAGGAGACATCTATAATAGAATGTGTTCTGATTATGGGGTTATTGTCGGTAGAGTATTAGTTAATAATGGATTTGGAGTTCCAAACGCAAAAGTTTCGGTTTTTATACCTATTGAGGATGTTGATATTGATAACCCAATAATTTCTGAACTTTATCCTTATCAATCATTATCGGATGTTAATGAAAATGGGTATCGGTACAATCTTTTACCTAAAGAACCTTCATATACAGGACATGCCGCAACGGGGACTTTCCCAAGTAAGGATGAGGTATTAACTGATCAATCTTATGTTGAGGTATATGACAAGTATTATAAATTCTCAGTAAGAACAAATGATAGTGGTGATTATATGATATTTGGTGTCCCGACAGGAACACAAACGATATTAATGGATGTTGATTTATCGGACATTGGTTGTTTTTCATTATCACCACAAGATTTAATTGCGTCTGGAATGGCGGTAGAATCTCAAGTTAATGGTTCTAGGTTTAAGTCATCTACAAATTTAAATGAATTACCACAAATAGTATCTTTAAATAAAATAATTGAAGTATCTCCATTATGGGGTGAACCTGAAATATGTTTGTTGGGTATTACTAGAGCTGACTTTGATTTAACCGCAACGGCTAATGTGAATATAGAACCGACTTCGGTATTTATGGGGTCTTTAATATCAACAACTGATGATGATTCAGTTAGACCCTTAACTTGTCAGCCAAAAAACAATACGGGTAATTTATGTGAATTAATCTCAGGTCCTGGTCAAATACTTAGTGTTAGACAAACAATTGATATTGACCAATATGGTGATCCGATACTTGAAGTGTTTAGTCTTGAAGAAAATGGTAAAGTAATTGATGAAAATGGTACATTTTTAGTAAATGTTCCAATGAACCTTAATTATGTTATAACAAATGAATTTGGACAACAAGTTTTATCAAATGACCCAACAAAAGGTATCCCAACAAAGGGTAAATATAGGTTTAAATTTAAATGGCAAAATGAACAGGGATTACAAAATTCATTTTTAAGAGGTAATTTCTTAGTTCCTAATATTAAAGAATATGGGTGGGTTAATTCAAATATAGATCCGTTTATTAATTATCCGTCTACAAATTATCAATTTATATTACCTAATGGTACAACAACTTTATCCTTTCCATTAAATAATCCATCATTTGGGGGTTTAGTGTTAGATAGTAAGGTTAATGTGTTAAATTTTTCAGTATTAATAGATGGAAACCCATATTTTGGTGATTTAGAGAATATTCCCATTACTACTTTATTTAGTACAATAACAATAACTGTCACTCCAATAGATCCTGGTACATTAACAGAATTTAATTATACCTTTTATCAAAAACCAACTTATGATGCTTTAAAATCGTATGCGTTTAGTTTAGATTGGAACGATTATGCTAATAAACAAGAAGCAATAAATTGTGAAGATACTTTTTATGAGTTTAATTATAATAAAGTTTATACGACCGCAATGTTTCTTGATAGATATAAAAAAGGAGCTGGTAGAGCAAAACATTTAGGTATTAAAGAAATTGATGATAGGGCTTGTAAATCTACAATAAATACATTTCCCGTAAATGACATTATTAGAAATTTTGATTTTATATTTTTTCTTTTTAATTTATTAATTAATGTCTTATCAATTTTTGTATTTATCCCTTTATTATTTGTTGCCCATTTTGTTGCGTGGCTTTGGCCTGTTTTAAAGTATGTATTAATAGTTTTAAGTATATATTTTGCGTTTGTTGCTGTTCAACAGGGAGCAGAAGCGGTAATCTCAATTATTGAAGCAACCACATCATTTAATGCTGGTGGACCAGTAATTAGTGCTGGTGTCATATTGAGAATTGCATTACAATTAATTGCTTCGTTATTTAAGTTAGCTTTATCCGCGGCATTTATTGCATTTACTACGGTCTTTATACGAAAAATAAAAAACTTCCCGAGACTTGGATTACCAATGTTATCATATCCTGAATGTACAAGTTGTGATTGTGATTGTGGGAATGTTCTATTAGATGATAATTTTGATGAAAATACCGTAAATGCGGATATAGCAGAACAACAAAATGGTTTAGATAATAGTGAAATACAATATGCTCAATCTAACTCATTTATTGCGCCTGTTAATTTATCATCTTCATATAATGTTACACATCCTAATTTAAATAATTATCCTGATGAAGATACTAACGCAAACAATAAAGGTTATTTTTATGCTGGTGGATCTATATCCGCTAATATACAATATAAATCATTAATAAATAGAGTTGTTGATGAACAAATAAGTGGTGATATAGTTGTTGATGCGGTTCTTGACTTTAGAAGGTTATTTTCAGGGTATGATATCTTATCAAGTAGTACAGACCAAAATGCTTTTAATAAATTTCACGCACCTCAACCATTTTTATTCGCAGCTGAAAAAACATCTGGACTCGATGAAAGATGGTTTGGTTATCCAACAACTGAAACTTATCCCCAAAAATTAAATGAATTTAACACTAGAGATAAGTATTTTGATAGTAGTGGTGGGGCAAATAGAATAACAACCACGGTTAACCCACAATTAAGTGTTGCCCCATATAACTTAGGGGTACAACCTTCATTTACTGACCAAATTATTGTTGTTTTAGCAAATGCTGGGACGGCACAACAATTAGGTATTAGTCAGCTTGTTACTTTCCAAGATCCAAATTTTAATAATGGTCAATTGGTGTCAAGAAATATAAATTTAACTGGAGCAACGATAAATGAGTTTGGAAATAACGCGGTGACAGGTACGACAACTTTATCAGCACTTTCAACAATACCATCTATTGTTCAATTTGCAAATCCTACAAATGGTTCAATATCTTCAGTTAATATTAATATAATACAAACAGGTGAAACCATAACAGATACAACTAAGGTAGATTATTTGAAGTATCCTACAGATATGGAATATTTCCAAGTAATAACGGGAATAAGTATTTCTGATTTTATTACTATGGTTGGAACAAACACTAATTTATTTCCTGAAAAATTCTTAAGACATAAAATAGTTTATACTATATCAGATCCATCATCTGTTACCAACTTTAACACAGCATCTAATCCAATAATACCACCAACATTTGTTGATGGTCAAACTTATAATAATGATAGTGGTATTGATCCAATACAAGCAAATTATTTTGATTCATTTGAAAGTTTGTCAAATAATACAAATTATGAAATATTAATGTTTGTGAGAGGAGTTGATCCACACACTGAAAAACAAACAATAGAGTATGATGTATCAAGAATATTTGGTTATACTACACCACAAGCAAATTTAAAAATAACGGGTAAATATTATTTAAATCAACCAATTAAACCTGTTGGTCAATCTCCATTATCGCATAATACGACAACAAATACTATTACAAATTTATATTTCCCATCATTTAGTTTCAATATAGATCCAACTAATTATACCGGATTTACATCCACATTACCACATTATTATTTATCAACAGATGATGTAATATCAAATACTTATATTCCGGTACTTAATATACCATTTCAACAGAAACAAAATTTAGATACTAACCAATGGTCTTTAATAGGAACTAGTGATTATACCTTACCAAGACAACAAGTTGATTATATTGGGGGTGGACCATTTATCGGTTCATCATTTAATATACCATACACAACAGGTGGTGTGTTTTTAGATAGTGTTAGTTCAAAAACTGATTATGGTTACCCAATTGAAAGTTATCAGTTTTTTGGTCTTTATTCTCCGGCATATTTTAAATATAACTTACCTGGTGTTAATTTTAATAATAGTGGTAGGATTGTAATGAGAAGTGATAGATTACCTACATCAACTTGTGTTGAAAATGCTCCTGGTAATCTATCATCATATGCGTTACATCAGAATGATAATTTCTGTTATTTTACCGCTGATGGTGTTGGTAATCAACAGACAAATAGTTTTGGGGGAACATATGAAATTGCAGCGAATTTAGATCAATTTAGTGGTAATACGGGGTTAACACAAACCTTAACTTGTGATGGGTTAATATCATTAGAATGTTATTCGG